CGAAAATCGTTGCCGGTGTGTTCCCAGTAGCGCTCTTTGATGCGCCGGATCATGTCCGGCGTGTCGTAGCCGTCCATCAACTCATCCACAGCGCGAGGCAGCCCTTGATCACGTTTGACGTGGGTGATCGCTGCCATCTTGCCGACGTTGAAGTCCATGCCGATGAACAAAGGCTCACCTGGCTGCACCGTGTCGAAACATTGGTTCAGCTTGCGGTCGTAAGCGTGGTAGATCGATCCGGACGTCAGGTTGACGAATTGGCCGTTCAAGTAGGCGCGGATCAACTGCTCGGGATACGACTCCATCAGCGATGGGATGTAGTCATCTGGCAGGTTCAGCTCGTTGTCGAAGGTGCTGGCCTGGATGAGGCCATACATTTCCTTCAGTGCCGGCTTGTCGCGCAACTGCTTCACGAACTGCAAAAAGACGAACTTGAAGCCTTCCGGCGTAGTGGTCACGTCCACGCCGTTTTTGAGCCCCGGCAGGTTGTAGCGCATCCGGGCGATGATCTTGCGCCAAGCCTGCTGTGCCTTGATCGACGTCAGCACGTCCAGCTCATCCACCAACGCGTGCCCGATCTTGAAACCGACAATGGTCTGTGGCTTCTCCATCGATCGACAAATCACAGTGCCGCGATACTGCCGGCCGCTGTAAATATGAACCTCATGGTTCGCCTGGTTGATCTTGGTCTTCAGGCCCCATTCGTAGGCGACCTCCTCCATCGTCGGATAGAAGATGTCGCGGATCTGCGGGTATGTCGGAGCGAAGTAACCTGCGTTAACGCCGGGCCACTCCATGAAATGTTTGCTAAGTGCTGAGCATCCGACCCAGGTCTTCCCGGAGCCGAACCCAGCAACGAATGCGCGAAACTTGTGGGGTAACAGGAGGAACTGCGACTGCGGAACGTTAAGGCTCGGCATTCGGCTTCCTCGCATCCACTACGTCTACCTGAATGCGTGTCGGTATTACCGGCTCATCGTCAGGCTCATCCTTCCGGCTTCGGTTAACGTAGACGTCGCCGACTTCCTTCGCTGCCTGCTCAAGGATCTGCATGGCGAGGCCGATGTTCTTCATCCCCTCAGCGCGCTCAACGAATCGATTCATGGCGCGGAGCCGGTACGCTCGGTTGGCGATCGGGATGTCGGCTGTTTCTTCGCGGAAGCGCTTGCGGGTGTCGTGAAACAGAGTCTGCCACTTCGCCGCCAAGCCTTTGCTGCATGCCTTGGTCGGATCGTGGCTCTCAACTTGTTGACGGGTCAGTGCCACGCCGAATTCGTTCTTGACGGTCTCAGCCACCTGAGATGGTGTGTCAAAGCACGCCAAAGCCTGAACGATGAAGCTCTTCACCTCATTTTTCAGGGCTGCCATAAATTCTTTATCCGTCTAGGGCCTGTCTAGAATCAGGCCGACTTGAGCAGACAGGTTCCGCAGGCCCTCGATATGTTCAATTTCCCCACCTCAGCAGGATTGTTCGCAGCGTCAACCAGCTCTTGAACTGACGGGCTTGCACCGTAGCGGCGGACAACACCGACGAACTCTTCAACGTCGTGTCCGCGCATCTCAAGCTTGGGCAATCCTTCTTGGGTGAACTTGGGTGCGCCGTACTGATCTTTCGCCTGGGCGATGTGGTACAGCTCATGTTCGACCAGTGCGCAGAAGTCAGCGTCGGAGCACTGGGCGCAGTAATCGGCGGCTAAGGTGATGATGTAGGCCGGCACGTCGCCGAACCAATCCAGCATCTGCTGTTCCATCCGAGCCTTCTGCCAGCCACCGGCGCGGAACGCTACCTGTTCGGCCTGACCTACCACCGTCCGACCTTTCTTCGTGAAGGCAGCAGAAGCCCACATCACGCAAATGTCCGCATCGATCAGATGGGCGTGGTCTTCGTTGTGGATGCTTCCGGTGTCAGCGAGGATTTCTGCTTGGAGCCACTCCCACACTTCCGGAGCAGGGACAAGGCGGATACCGAAGCTGGACAGGGCTGACAATTCAAGCAATGACGCTGGCGGGTATGGCCTGTCCATGGGTCACCTTGAACTTGAAATAGTGGCGCGTTGCCGGTATTGCTATGGGTTCACTCAATGCAGGGACGAGACAGATGGCGAATGAATACGAAGTCAGGGAAGTACCAAAGGTTGTCGTTCAGGGAATTCGATCCGGCGAAATCGTACGCGGCGTTCCAATGCAGCAAACCTGGTTCGTTGTTGAACACATCAAAACCGGGCAGCGTTTCGGAGAGCATGACGAGGAGGCGGATGCAATCACTGAATGCGAAAAACGCAACAAGAAGGAACGACCATGAAACTGTCAGTCACGATTGAATATGGCGCCAACGCCATCGATATCCCAACGATGCGCGGAATATCGAATTCAGAGTACACCTCATACATCGACGGCGACTTACTTTACGTTGACCACCACGACATCTTGAGGGCAGTCCTCGGTGACTATCCGGTAGCGACCACTTCTGCCCAGGTCGAGCATCTGATCACTTACCTGCAGGGTGTTGCGCAGCGAATGCGCGACGCAGAGTGATTAATAGTGTGCCGCACTCACCTGCGGCACACCTACCCAAGCCTGCCCGGATCAATTGCTCATCAGCTGAATGGGTCAGTGGGCTTGGCAATCGAGCGTACAAACCACATGAAGCCCTGCTGGAGATTGGTCTTAGCCAAGGCCAGCAGGCGCGGGTCAACGCCTTCAATCTGACTTATCTGCTTGAACAACTCACCGGCGTCAGCCTCAAGCGACTTGATGGAGTTCATGCCGTCGATTTCAGACTGAGTCAGGTCGCGGTAGCCGGTGATCTTCTTGTGCTGGTTATCCATGCTGCTCTCCTCGTCGCGTGTCGCGACACAATTTTCTGACTCGCGAAACGTGTCGCGACCTACTTGCTCTGACTGCGCTTGATCTGCGCATCGACCTGATCTGCACAGGTGTCGAGCAGGTTGATGGCTTGATTCTTCAGCTCCCACAGCTGGCCGTTGTCAGCGAGGTCTTCGTCAGCTACCCGCTCACAAGGCACAAGTTCAGGGGGCTCGACTCTTACTGCCGCCGTCTTTGTTACCACTGGCGGCTTTACCGCGCAGGCCGTCAGGCAGAGGCTGAGCAGCCCAATCACGAACAGGCTTGCTGTTGCGCTTGAGTTCTTCAAAGTTCTTCTCCGCCTTTTTGGCTTTGGCCTGACTGGCCTGCAACCGCTTGTTCAGGTCTTTCTGGTAATCGGCGTTGCGCTGGGCTTCGGCGCGCAGCGTGGTGATCGTGGCCTGGCTTTCAAGGTTGGCGTCGACCGCTTTCTTCTTCTCGCTGGCTTCGAATGCCACCTCCCCGCGAAGGGCAACGACGCGCGACTGCTGGATCCCAACGAGGAGCAGGCCGACCAGGGCAATGATGATTGCAGCGGCGAAGGCCTTCATGCGGCATCCGCCTTGCGACCGAGGAAACGGGTCACCAGTTCGCGTATGGCTGTAACGCCAAGAAAGCCGATCGTGCCACCGGCAGCGACCGACAAACTGGAAGGCCAGGCCATCCACTCAATTAGGCTCGACGCGACCAAGCTCAACGATCCACAGATCAGCGCCTCGAACACGATGCGGCGCTTACTGGTTTCCTTCGCGTCGTACATGACCCGAAGCAACGATACGGTGATGGACATGATCACGCCCTGCCAGAGCGGATTGCTCAACGCCAGCCAGATCTTGGCCCATGTGTCTGGCTTGTCAGGCATGTTTGGCATCCGGGTTGCCTCCCCTTGGGGAGATTGATAAATCCGGCGTCCGCTGCACTCCCAGCTCGGGGGAATGGGTGTGGGGAGCCGAAAACGAAAAAGCCACTGCGAATGTAGAGGCATGTATGGTGCTAAGCCACGCAAAACAAAAGTGTTGTATTATAAAACATATATGTTTTATATTGGCTCACCCAATCAATGAGCAAAGGTGAAGTTCAGCGATTTCGGAAGCTTCCAAATCCGATTGAACTCATCCCCACCAATAAGGAGTGACCATGCACGACTACGCGATTAGATTTGAACAAGACACCAACGGATTTGCCGTTTTCTGCAGGGATCTCCCGCAGTTAAATAGCTTCGGTGAAAGTCACGCCCATGCGCTGTCGGAGGCGTTAGACGCAATTGAGTCAACACTTTCAATTTATGTCGAAGACCGCAAGGCTATACCATCTGCATCCCTCCCGGAGCCAGGAGAGTTTGTCGTTCGATTGCCGGCGGTCACAGTGGCAAAAATCACACTTTGGAATGCAATGATGGAGCGTGGCATGCGCAAAGCCGACCTGCGCCGTCTTCTCAATGTTCATCAGGTTCAAGGAGACCGATTAGTTGACTTCTTGCACACATCGAAAATCGAACAAGTTGAAGATGCGTTGAAGCATCTAGGAATCTCTGCGCCAGCACCGTATGAATCAGCACGTATCTACTACGCCCCTCACAAGCATGGTCGTGATTTCGACAAACTTCGCATGTGGGCGCATTACGACCCAAGAATCACCACTGAAGAAGCGAACGAGATCGTCCTCAACACCCTCGCATCCGAAGATTCACCTGAAGCGCTAAGTACTTCTCTCGCACAAGTGATTAAGGATCATTTCGGATACTGGGCGTACCCGTCATTTTCCTCCAGAGGCAGAAAAGCCGACGCAGGAATTCTTTTCAACTTCTCCTCTATGCCAAGCGGTATGAAGCCAGATGATAGATGGCTGGAGATCACAGCTGCTGAGCTTTATGAGTTAGACGAAGCTGCGTATCGAAATCTGTTAGGACTACCTAAAAAAGCTTAAAGCGATCGCTCATCGGAATCAGTGGCACCGCATTTAAAAATGCGCGGTGTCACAAATTTTTTGTTGATTCCGTACGTCGCACTATCCGGCTAACGACGTCCAGGCTTTCCCGAAGGCTGTCCTGGCTACAGGTGAATCTGGGACATAAAAAAGCCCAGCTCTATGGCTGGGCTAGGTAATGAAATGTCCTGTTGGATCTATCGGGTGTTACGCCGGTACAAATAGGTGAGCC